ATTCCATCGGACTAAACATACGCTCATCCTCGGAAGTGGGCTTAAGAGAGGGAGGGGCGGCGGAGGACGGGGGCTCTATACTTACACCACTTCCGAGATTGAGATGCCATTTGAAATAAGGCGATCTACTAAGGTATCTACAGTTGGTCGACGCAAAATACGAACTAATGGTTTCAAGGTAGTAAACAGTATCACAGGCCGTCCACTGTCGCGTAAGCCACTGAGTAAATCAAAAGCGAAACGGCAACTTAGGGCCGTGTATCGCAATGTCAAAAACGCCTGAGCAATGCCACTTTTGACCGAGGTACTGATTAATTGTGTGCTAACCACAATCCTATTTCAAATATTACACTACCAAACGTTTCGTAGTCGTTTCTAGATGAAAATTAAGCCCGCGAAAGATGGTAAGCATAAATGGGTTGCAGAATTTAAGGACGGGACACGGACGAAGTTTGGGGCGAAAGGAATGGACGACTATACCTTAACACACGATAAAAGGCAAAGAGATCTGTATAGGAATCGTCATAAAAAGGATCTACAAACTAACGACCCGAAAAGAGCCGGGTATCTTTCGTATCACATCCTATGGGGTCCGCATAAAACAGTTAAAGCTAACGCCCGTGCATACCAAAGGAGATTTAAGCGAGTCTAGTATTATGTTTCAACCAATTCAATGCCATCCTCCCTATCGTGCTTTGCTTTCCTTTCGTCATCTCGACGCGTTTTAATTTCGGCGGAAAGTTGCTGGTACAGCGCCACCCCAGACGGCCCCTCCTCCTCAACGATCGAGGGGTCGATTGGTACCGACGTGGGTGAAAATCCGGGCGGCGTACTGAGCTGGATGAATTGTAGGCGGTCTGCACTCCATACCCCTGCGGGAGCCGGTTGGTTGGAAAAGAAGAAGACGTGAGGCACTTTAAAGCGCTTTAGGCAGCTCTCATACTTTGGGCTAAAGATCGATCCATTCTTAAACGCCTCGGCCGCCTTATACAAATCAAGAAGCATTTCAAGCTTTTCAGCACGTGGTATGTCGAATATCACAATTGGCTGTGAGTTGTATCCGTGAGCAATGTCCTGAAAGCGGCCGCTCAGTTCAATTGCATTGTACTCGGAACAGAGATGAGTGGTAAGGCGACTTTTACCCATACCACCTTTGTCGTCGTAGATCCACCATATCCAACGGTTATGCGCGGGCTTCTTGACAATGCTGATAATCGCCTCCTGCCAGATACGCGGTACGAAATCCGAGTCCGCAAGCGTGGGTTGGAGGACATTCGCGAGACGCTCAATACCACCAGCAAATCGCATGAAATGTCCAGGGTAGTTCTCGGCGATGATCTTGCGACCTTCAATCGGGCCATTCTTCTTTAGAATGTCGCGTATGTCAAAGAAGTCGTTGCGCTTGCCTTGCTCTGAGAGTCGTGCCTGAGATCCAACTTCCCAGGCCTTCGAAATAAGATTATCACTATCCACCTTATCTTTTGCCGTACGAATCTGTGCAATGTAATGATCTCTATCCTTCAACTGTACCGGCGTAAGTACAGACTTTGTCCCCAGCCACGCCGTAATCTGTCCAACTGATATCTGTGAGCGAAACTCGGCATAACCTCGAAACGTTACGAGTGTGTCGGCTCCATATGCCTGCGCTGAAACGTAGCCACAAGCATATGTATTTCCAAAGAGACCAGGACATGGGTCTGGAGTCCAGTCAGCTGCTTTACTTAGGTCATCTCCATAGGAATGTGGGTCTAAAGGTATGTTAAACGCATACGCCCTAGATTTTGCTATTGCTTTGTCAGTCGCCGATCGGCTGACGCTGCGAACGCTCATAATTAATTATTGGACCTTTTTGAAAAAAATATAAAAAAATGGCTGGAAAATGGGTGCTTGGGAAGGTAACCTCATGGGAAGAGGAGAAACGTAAAATGGAACAGAGCTTACTAGATGGATATAAAGAGGACTTACAATGCTTACTCGCCAGTCCTACTCCTACTGATCCGGCTAAGGTAGTCGAGCGTGCTAGGAAGACTGCTGATTTGCTCCAACTCATCACTAATGCGCAGAGTCTACATGAAATGAATCAGACTGATGTCATCAAGATTTTACACGAGTCTTTTTTTTCTATCGCCTATAAGCAAGGGTTGGAGGAGGGACGTCGTCAAGTTCAGCAGATTAACACAAAGTGTGAAGTCTGTGCCGAGCGTCGTAGACGCAATCGGGAGGCGGCTGCTTTGGCTCGTAAGCGTCAGAGGGGGGAGGTCACAGACGAGGACGAGGAGGAGGAAGAGGTGTCCTAGTGTTTCATAAAAATAAAAAAAAGTGTGATTACACGAGTCTACTGAGAAAAAAGGCGTCATACTATTCAGATGGCTCACATTCTACCGGGTAAGAAGGAATGGAAGAAGGTCATCCAGTTTCAGCCTGCAAAGAAGGGCGATACGACCGGGCTAGTTAACTTACTCGGTGGTATGAGTTCCATTGAACTCATTAGCAAGGGGCAGCCTCCAGTCGAGTGCTATCCAGTGACCATGCCACTTGAATGCACTTCAGTTGCCGAGGTAATGAGTAAGGGCCGTGGAAACCTTTCCTTTGCAGTCAAGATGACCCCGATAATCTGGGAGTCAATGCATGGTCTTGATCTCGAGCTGCAGGAGCATGCAATTGAGAACGCAGACAAGCTTTTCAATCCAAAGGACGCCGAGTTCATTCGTAAGGACCGTACGGCTATTGCTCTTAAGCACCCAAAGCCTTTGGCTCGTTACAATGCTGATGGCTCGCCCAACTTTTCTACTCTGCTGCGTTTCCGCATTGCTGGTCGTGGCATGGAGGTAGATTCCTTTGACATCAAGGAAACCCAGCAGGGCTCATATACTTCAAATGTGCAGTACACTGACCAGATTGAAAGCCTGCCGCCCAACGCAACGCGTTTTGTGATTGTGACTGGCACTGCGCCGTCGGGGGCCAAGACGGTTGCCACGCTCCTTCGCCGCCGTGGGGCTATTGCAATCGGTGAGCCTAAGATGCGCTACGTTGGCCCTGGAGATCTGCGCCAGGGTCTCATTCACAGCCTCAAGTTCACCGTCAGCCACTTTGCGCTGGTCAATGGCGCAATGTCGTGCTGCCTCCGCGCCCGCGAGATCATCTTTGAGAACGTAGAGCCTACTGCTCTGCTCCCGGAGGGTTTCGTTATCGCCAACGAAACGGAGGAGCCTGGCACGCAGCTTGCAGCGCCCCGAGCGATTCATGCTTCACCAGAGCGCGTGCGTCGCGAGGACGTGCCGCCACCTGCTCCTGGTCCCAAGCGCTCCAAGCTTGCGCGGTCCGAGCCATCGGCCTTCTCAGCGGTTTCGAAGGCAGTAGAGGAGACCGGGACGCGTCGCATTCTCTGCCAGGGATGTCGCGACGATGCGCCTGAGCAGCGCGCGCACATGATGCCCGGCGGGTGCCTGTACGAGCTCTCAGCAGAGCATTCCGACTAACTTCCGACTAAATTCCAACTAAATATCTAAAAGCATAAAATCAGCCCATATAAACACATAGTAACGTGATGTAGTGTGAAAATAAGCTTACAATGCTTTCGATCGCTTCAGGAAAGCTTAAAAAGGGATCAAACCAAACAGCGCTTGCTGTCATTTATGGCGCTGGTTCTCGTGATGGCGATGTACTCGTCTTGGATCCCGATTTAGAGTCAAAGGGTCCTATAACACTGAATAAAGGCGAGAAGTTTGCTTTGGAACCAACCCACGATCCTAAGGGTCGCGATGTAATCATGGTGGGCGGAAAGAGTGGTAGCGGAAAGTCTTACATTGCGAAAAACTTTATTAAGCGTTATGAACGTCTCTTTCCTAGACGGCCTATCCGTCTCGTTTCATATCTAAAGGAAGACACTACGATTGATGATGCCAAGGCCGCAGACCGTATTGATCCTGAACAGTGGGTCGAGGACCCCCCAGAACTTGATTACTTTGCTGAAAGTCTATTAGTACTTGACGACATTGAAGGGTTTGAGCGCTCAAATAAGGAAGTCTTTCATGCAATTCAACGGGTGGTTGATATGATTGCAACTACCGGCCGTCATGCGGCCGCTTCAATTCTGAATTGCTCTCACCTCCTTACGGACTATAAGCGAACACGCCTTTGGTTGGGGGAGAGTAATCAGTTTTGCATCTTCCCCAATGGAGCCAGTCTGAAGCAACTCAACACACTCCTTGGGTCCTATGCTGGCGCAGATGGCCGTGAGATTAAAAAGATGCGCTATCTACCATCACGTTGGGTGTGCCTGCGAACTTCCTTTCCACCGATTGTTATACATGAGAACGGCGCATATCTTTTGCATGAGGATCGCGAGGAGCGTATCGCTAAGAAGCGTCGGCCTAGTGGTCTCTTTAAGGAGCCAAAAGTGAAGAAAGAAAAGGTAGACGGGGAAAAGGATTCGAGTTCAGAGAGTGAAACTGAAGCCTAAACAACTACTCCTTATGCGGTGTATCCAAATTAACCCTTGGAACACGGCGAACACGAGGGCGGCGACGCGGCCGTATCCAAATTGTGTCATCAAGGTCGTCTTCGAAATTACTATCGTCTGGATGAGGCGATCCTGGAATGTAGGACGAGTCTGTTGATGTGTCGCTCAGCTCGTAAAGTGAATGTGCTTCATTGAGTGGGTCGTTCGGATTTGGGCTTGGAAAGTTCTGGTTTATAGACTCGTATGCGATCGGAGAGCAGCAGGGAGTATGAAGCCTGCAAACCTTTGGAGTTGGGTTGGGAATGTATTCGACATCTGAAGGCTCCTCTAAGAGCGCCTCATTCTTTTCCTGGTTTGAAGGCCCAATGCTTTGAAAGCAAGTCTTTGTGAACTCGGCAGCAAGGATGAGTGTTATGCAGATAACAATCGAAACGAAAAGAGATGTTGTATAGTCAACGACTGATAGTGTGAACATATCAAAATTCATGGTAGATTGTGGGCCCGTTGTCAGTCGACATGGGGTTGAATCCTTATTTTAACGAGAGTCACTCGAACCTCGATTATCACGAGGTTCAAGCGCGCATTGACAATAATAGTAATGTGTACGAACGATGCACTGCGCACTGGTATGCACTTGCCAATGCGCGAAGCATTGGAAAACCACACACCTATGCCGCACAGGCGGAAATCTTCAAAACTTCGATGCCTGGACAGCTCCACCTTCCAAAGTATGTGGACCCGCTTGCAAATAAATGGACCAATACGCACTATACCAACCAGGCTATCGTAGGAAGTGATAATGTTGAGGGGATGACATTGAACTATAATAACTGGCATCAGGGTGTAGGCTTAAATAGTGTAGCCGATGAGCAGTACATGGCTTCTATTCGCGGCGTTCAGCATGCTGCCCGCATTGACAATCTGAAAGAACTCAAGCTTGGCGATCGTGTCCCAGACATGCGTAGGCTTCAGAATGTCCGAGCAGGGGCTGCTATTATTAATAAGGTTCAAGACTTGCGTCGTAAACTGGAGGACCCTAACTTTTTGCCTGATGACGGGATGGAGCCCACACCCGAACAGAAGGATAACATTGAAACGTTCAAAGAGGAAGTTGGAATGGTTGCGCAGGCATATGCATCCTTTTCTTATGGATCTCTTGAGGATGGTGCTGCTGTTCAGAACGAAATCAATAATTTCCTTACAATTGATCGCAAGAGAAAGAAGAACCTTATTCCTGTTGGGTCTGCGCTTAATGACCTCCTACAAGTCGTTCGTTCGCGCCGTATTATGCCACTTCCATCTGATCCACGATTTGATAGCACTGATGAATCGCTGTCAAAGGTTGGTAACGTTCAAGCACCTCAGCCTGGAGAGCAGGCAGCGGCTGCGGCAGCTGCGGCCGCGGCTGCACCGGCACCAGAAGTGGCTGCATCAACTACGGCCGCGGCTGCACCAGCACCAGAAGTGGCTGCATCAACTGCACCAGCACCAGAAGTGGCTGCATCAACTGCACCAGCACCAGAAGTGGCTGCATCAACTGCACCAGAAACAGTTCCTGCACCAGAAGTGGCTGCATCAACTGCACCGCCAGTTCCTGCGCCCACTCCAGATGCGTCCGCTCCAGCATCAGCACCTGTCGCATCGAGCAATCTCGAGCCAATGGAACCTGGCGATATTCTCCATCTCAGTGGCGACGAAATTAGTAAGCTTCCTGCAGAAAGATTCGATGCCAAGATTGGTGAAATACGCGCTATGGATTCTGAGCAACTTAACGGCTTTAACAAACGTTATGATGAGCTTAAACAGAGCGGCGCTCTTCCGCGCAAGTTTCTTTTGGACGACTTTTATACGCCATACTTTAATTATCGTTTGCGTCGGGCTAAGGAGGAGTCTCAAGGAAAGTTTTTTCCTGGTGCTGATTACCATGGCGAAGGCTGGTTTAGCTTTCTGGACAATCCAATTCTTAAACGGGAAAATCAGTACCATCGCTACGTCTCCCTTCAGGGTGGGGTACGAACAAGACGTGGCTCAGTGGCACGCCCTGTGGCAGCGCCCGCGGCACCAGCTCCTACCATGCCAACGGCAACTCCTGCCGCACAGCCAGGAGATTTGCAGATGGTTGTAGCACCTTCAGTCACAGCAGTTGGTGATCCTACTGTTACTGCACTTACTAAGGCTCTTATTGCAGCAAACACGAATCTATCTCAGACAGCAATACAGGCACTTGCAATAGCAACCAAGGCAACGATTGAGAGGCGTAATTCTCAGGCTGAGAAGAAAGTGCCCATGGTAGCTGCGCAGCGTCCGCAACCTTCTGATGCAAAGTCATCTGCTTTGAGTACTATTAAATCTATTGGAAAGGGTATTGTTCAGGTCGGCCTAGGAGGTTTAGCAATGCAGGGACTTAGTTCGATGGGATCTATGATTGCTGCTGGGGGTGCGCCTAATGCAAACGATTACTCTATCAGTGAAGGCATTTTGAAGCCAACAGTAGGGCTCACAGAGGCACTTGTCGGGCCCCGTTCTGCAACACTCGTGGGATTGGCTGGCAGTGTCTTGGGACCGGCCGCGAGTCACTTGTCACGGGCAACATTTGGGCTTTGGAGCAGCCAGCGAGTCCTTACTTTTATTACTGGTACTGGATTTCCTGATACGGCTTCGTTTCTGGGTAAGGTCATTGGTGGCTTTGCAAATACAATCAAAGAGACTGGTCAAAGCTTTTTTGATACGAGACGCAACATTACTGAACAGGGCGCTATTAATAAGGGAAAGGCTGCTGCGCTCGAAAAATTTCTCCCGAGAATTCAGAACATAAGCCAGGCAATGGAGGAGGCAGAACTTGCAAAGAGGTATGCAACTCCAACCCTTGTTCCGATTGAAAAGTCACCTCCGTCACCACCTATGCCTACTCCTGAAGGAACAAGTGTTCCTTACCCCACACCTAAGGTCTATGTACCCCCTTCTATCGAACCAACCCCTACTGTTGATCAACGGCCTTCGCAGCCAAGTTATGTGCCTGGAAAGCCCCAGCCAAATTTCGCTCCGAAGCCCTCAGTGCCGACTGGTGGTAGTGGAATGCGATACATGAGAGGCGATCTTACCGACGCTGAGCGTAAGGCTCAGAAACGTATTAGGGGTTGTGGCGAGCGCGCCGCAGAAGAACTTCAAAGTGATGAAGAGAATATGGACGGAGAGGACGGCGTCCAAGAAAGCCGCATGGAAATCATTTCATCAATGAATAAGGGTGGTATGTTTTCTCACCGTATCCCTGAGGGTTCTGGTGCTCAAATGCCAGTTCTTTATGGCGGTAGTCTTAACTTTTCTGACCGAGATGTGGAGGTATGCTCTGATATGATTGTTGATGGATTGTTCCTTATGATTGACAATGAGGAGGCTGGATACCCAAGCAATCCCACTGAGATTGCTGACACGATACTGAGCAATTTTATGAATACTCAGGTTGCTTACTCGAACCCAGATCGACTTGTTGTTGGCGTCACTGATCCTTCAAATACCGGAGTTCCTGATAAGGATGTACTTAACAAGCCAGAGCCTACTGACTTCCCTGCCAATCCTGGTCAGCTTGAGGCCCAGCTTTCAGGTGGCCAGCCAATTGAAGGCGTCCACCCCCTCGAAGGTGGAGCCCTCTATCGTGGTCCCCTCAAAGGTGGTAACTTTTTCAAGGATTTGGTTGATAAGGGCGTTGCGGCCGCATCGTCCGTCGCATCGGCCGCAGCAAAGGACCCGTCGAAGGCATTGGATCTTCTTTCCCTGGGAAATAAGCTTTACAATGCGTCAGATGATCAATTGAAGCTCCCGACAATTAATGAGATCGCCAACATTGGCAAGAAGCCAAGTAGTAAGCGTTCCTTATCGGATCTGCATGGCGGTGAAAGTGGGCCTGCTGCAGATGGTACAGAACCGACCGCTAAGCGTCAGCGAGAAGGCGAAAAGCCTAAGCGTAAGGTTTCCGAGTGGAGTAAGCTTGTAGCGGCTGTCTACAAGGAACTCAAGGAAAAGGACCCGAACGTTACGATTGCTATGGCGGCAAAAGAGGCTTCTAAACGCCGTAAGGCTTAAGTTTCAACATGTTACATTTACTCTACCTTTACATCCTCCACTTTGGCATCCTCTACCTGAGGCTGGACCTCCCCGGACTCGGCAGGGACCTTATCCTCAACCTTGTCCTCCTTTGCCTCCTTACCACCCTTCTTCCCCGAATGACCAAACTTTCCCTTGACTGGCTCGTACCCTGCATCAATCAAAAAGTGAATTGACTTAAGACCAGCCGCCTGCTTCTTTCGAGAGACAATACGGCCGTGCTTGTTCTTCACCAAGTCAGCCTTCTTCAGACCACCAGACGTGTGAGTTGCATTACCATGGAAGACCTGTGCCTTACTTCCGATAATCTTTACCGTTGAACGCTTAGGCATTTCTACGTTTCAATGGCTTCCGAGAGTGAAGGCGGTGGATTGGACGGGTTTGATTTTAAGACAGTGGCTGACTATGAGCTCGGCGAAGATGACATACGTAAATTACTTGGAAATGTCAGGATTATGACGTACCCAGAACTGGCAAAGGAAACGCTTGAAACCCTTTTTCCCAGTGATGGGATGGTTGTTATCCTTTTCCTTACAGAATCAAAAGTGAAAGGCCACTGGACCTGTCTGAGTAAGAAGGGTGACGCTATCGAATACTTTGACTCCTATGGAATTAAGCCCGATGGTGAACGGGCGTGGTTAGACAAGCGTGAACGAATTACGCTAGGGGAAGTCAGGCCGCTTATTAATGAATTGATTCAAACCCACAAGGGGCCCGTGTACTACAATGAGAAAAAATTGCAAAAGGGTTCAGTAGCTACATGTGGTCGTCACGTCGTCGTACGTGGGTGGAATCTCGACCTACCCATCTCTACTTACTCTAAACAACTACAAGGAAAAGGTGATCCTGACCTAGTAGTATGCGAACAAACGTTTAAAAGGATAGGAAAGTAGGGATGTCGACTGTGTTGAACCCTGCAAAACGCCAGAGGGCTATCGGCCAAGGCGGTGATGTCTATTCTCAACAGATTTCTAACGACACCATTCCAGGCCCAGAACCACGTTACTATACAACGTATTTAAGTGGAAATGGTGAAGACGATCAAGGCGCTCACGGAGAGTTTGCTCTCTTTCAAGAGATGCGAACCACAAACCTTATTCCACGCACTAGTGCATACCAAATTGCAGTGGAGAAGGCTTCGATCGATACAAAGGCTCTGCCTTCCTTTATCGCTACGGTAGACACAAGCTCTGCAAATCCTAGTGGGGATGTAAACCAGCTTACGTCGTTGGTGGGCTTTGAACTGAACTGGTCTGGGTCTATGTTTCCGTCCACACTGAATGGGTCTACGATTGCAGCAAACCCTACAACAGTTGGTTCAACGACACCTACATACTATAGCTTTTTCAGTACTGGTGGGTCCAGTCTACCCATCAAGTACTCTCGTTCATCGGCTGGTATTGGGAACTTTACGTTAACTGCGATACCACCAGCCGTAGAAGGAATTCTCCAAGCTTATATTGAGAATAATCCTAATAGTACTTATTGGCTCGGTCAATACAACTTTAACTTGGATATTGCGACCTTTCTTGCTTCATTCAATAAAGCTCTCATTCGAGCCTTTGGTATGTGGCAATCAATTGCACCAACTCCCCATGTTTGGCTTGTATCCCCAACCGAAGTAACTCCAGGAACATGGTCTTTTGCTGGACGATACACGGCCGCTCAAATCTCTGGTCTAGACTTTTCACAGGTCCTCCTTCAAAGTTCAATCAACTATTCACAGGCAGCCTACGATGATCTTCATCAAATTACCGTAGACTTTTATCCAGTCCAGGCATTGACATACATTTCAGGGGTCAATTACATAACATTGCCATGTAATAAGAAGCAGAGCACGTTCTTTACCAAATATAAGGCACTGTTTGGTACCCCACCTGCCTTCTCGGCATCGCTTTATGCTAACAATAATACCATTGGATCAGTCCCTGTTGCTTCAGTGAGTGGAGGCACTAGCACTCAGACTCTTCCTTCAAGCACTCAGATCGCCATAGCACAACCTTCAAACGTTACAAATGCTGATAACATGGCAACCCTTACGTTTTCTGTTTCGACATTGCCTTCTGGTAATGCAGCGGCAATGTCAGTGCCTTGCTTTGACTTTTACCAAGGAATCTCATCTACGAAAATACAATGCGAAGACGTAACGGTTACGTTGCCCAATCAGGAAATGGGCCCGCTCTATGTGTCTGTTCAACCCACCCGAACAGATTTCCTAACGACTGCATATCTCCTAGGCTTTCAGCCAGATACAGTCTTTAATCTTGTTCAGACAAGCCAGACCGTATACGCAAATCGGCCTCTTGCACCAGCTTTCAGTACGCGCATTGATATCGCCTCCTACCAACCCCTTATATGGAGACCATGCGATGCATACGTTGAGTCGTCAAACCCTGCACCTGGAAGCGCCTACTATTATGGCTATGGAACTTCTTACTACCTTTCTAACGTAGTGAATCCAGGCATTGCAGATTGCTTTCAGAATGAGTACGATGCGTACTTTACAGGCGACCTCCCTTCAACGGTAATGGAAAAGTTGCTTCTGAAGCCTAACATTAATGCGATCACAGATCTAAGCCTTACCGCACAGCTTTATTGTACAACCTACTTTAACTCTGCAACAGCACCCGTTGAAGCAATCGCAGCAATCCAACCATGGAAGGCTGGTGATCAATACGTAGCTGGAACTCCAGTTACCTTTGCAAACACAGATCCCGATTCACCGATCAATAACCTGTATATCGCCAATACGCTGACTGGAACGAAGGATTTTTATCCCCCAGTCCCGTTTCAAAACAGTGATTACTGGCTGTATTGTGGTCCATTCATTTACAGTTCAGCCGTCCCAGGAGCTACTTATATGGACGGAGAACTTGTTACTTATGTCGGGTATGCAAATCGATTCACAACACCTACTACCCGAACACCTGCAGTCTTTACTGGTCTTTTTGGGACGCCAATGACTCTTGTGCCACGTACTGGTGTCGTCCAAACAGTAGCTACAGGTGGCTACGTCAAAACGGACGGCACCTATGTCTACCATGAATTCTTAACGAATGGGTCCTTTACAGTCCTTACTGGTAGCCCCTTGAACGTGAAAGTCATGGCAATTGGTGGAGGAGGAGGAGGTGGAGCCACTCGATTGGGTGGAGGAGGTGGTGGCGGAGAAAGCAAAGTTGTAGACGTTTCAGTTATTGGGTCTGAACTTGTCTATGTCGGGGCAAAGGGTTCTGGAGGAAAGTATGCACAGGTTCAAGCAACTGGTGGAACAGTATCAACCCTAGGTGACTATACCTATCACACATTCACTCATACTGATTCCTTTTACATTCAATCTGGTCCAAGTAACTTAAATGCCCAAGTCCTTATTATTGGAGGAGGAGGTGGAGGTGGTGGAAGCGGTGTTGGTTCGACAGACAATGACAGAGGACCAGGGGCTGGTGGAGGAGCTTCAGCGGGAGCGTTTTATGATGATCAAACTTTCAGTTTAGGGGAAGGCTATGCCGTCACAATTGGCGAAGGTGGACAGGGTGGGTATGCTATGCTGCCTAACCCACGAGGAAAAAATGGCGGAAACAGCAGTTGTGAAACAGCGGGCGCTATGTTAATATCTGAAGGAGGTGGTGGGGGTGGTTTTTATCTAAATCCAGTAGGATCTGCTGGGTCTGCTGGAGGATTTGGTGGAGGTGGCGGTGCATCAGTTACTCCCGGTCAAACGGGAGGAGCTGGAGGCGTTAGTAATTCTGACGGAGGTCATGGCGGAAGTGGAAATGGTTTTAATGGTGGAGGTGGTGCTGGTAAGGGTGGAAATGGTCCTAACGCGGGTGCTGATCGTGTGGGTGCAAATGGAGCTCCTCCCGGTTCTGCTACTATGAACGCAGGTACAAATGGCGAGACAACCATACCATATGGCGGAGGTGGTGCTGGTGGTGGAGAACCAGGAGGTACAGGTGGTACGTATACTGCACCGGACGGTTCAACGTTAGAATTAGGAGGACGTGGTGGAAATCCATCAGACGATGGAGGAGGTGGCCGAATCTATTCAGGTAGTGGAGGTGGTGGAGCTGGATGTTATTTTGCCGGGGAGAACATAACTCGAGGAGGTGATGGTGGTTCGGGTGTTGTGATTATTTCCTACCTTACGAACTATATCGTCAATGTCGATGGTGAAAATGGAGGTGCATCTCGCTTCAAGACTGTTACTGCCATTGGTGGTGGTGGCGGCGGTGGTAATGGAAACATTGGACAAGATGGAGCGTCTGGTGGTGGTGGCAATGCAGAAGGTACTAGCGCAGCTGGTGGCACTGGAACGAATCCTGGCTTTAATGGCGGAGCAGGAAATGTCGGTAGTACTGCTGGTGGAGGTGGTGGCTTTGGTGGACAAGCATTTGATGGAAATGCTGCATCTCCAAATGCAGGCAGAGGCGGTCTTGGTGTATACGTTACACTTTATAACAGACACTTCGATACCATTGGTAGTGGTGGAGGAGGTGGCTCAACCGCTCTTGGTGGATTGCCAGGTGGTACAGGTGCAGGACAAGGTGGTAGTGGGTACCACTCTGGACAAGATGCATATTTGTATGGAACCCAGGCAGGGTGGGACTTCAATTCTGGATATGGATCTGGTGGTGGTGGAGCTGGTGCCAATGGTAATGCAGAAGACATTTCCGAAGGTGGTAATGGCAACCCTGGTCTTGTTGTGATTGCGTACCCTCTTGCAGACTACACTTACTTCGGACAGTATAACCTACTTAAGCCTACCCCTGTAATTGGGACTGTACCCCCTGCAATGACTCTTAATGTCAATCCCGGCGATGCCGGAGACGTCTTTGAACTCCAGTTGGACACCTACGGCTTTGGAACCTATGATTCGAAAAAGCCTCGTGATCCCATTCATGCATATGCTCGTGATTCGTGGGGTTCACTGCAGTCTAATGCTACAAGCTTTGTAACAAACAGGGTCTATGATGAGTTCCTTTTGTTCGAATGTAACACTGCCTTTCGAGATATGTTCAGAGGCTTTTCAGCTACAGCTGAACGATATGTAAACCAGCTTAATGGTAATTCATCCACCTATTGGATTCATGACTTTATCTTGAATCCCGCTGCAGTAGCTCTTCCTGACATGCCTAAGGCCTGGTACGATGCACAAGTACAAAACGATGGTATTTCTCAAGCCTCATTAAGGTATATGCCCCCACGAATGGTAAGTAACTCTACAGCCTCAACTACTTCACCAGCATACCTTCGTAATACCGATGATCAAGTCTATTATTGGACAGTGACGTCTTCAGAGACCGCACGATATTCGTTGTGGGACCCAGTTCAAAGCATCATTATTGAAGGCACTACTGTACCAGTCAGTGTGGACAATCTTCCCGTGTCTGAGCCAGTGATTACCCAAATTCAGAGATTGGGCGGGGACTCTAGGCTTCTCCTTGCCGAGTTCTTTCCTAAACGAAATCCTGGCGAAGGGACGATCTACTACGAGCCTAACTTTCCTAGGCAGATCTACCTAGCCTCAGGAACTGAATTAAAGCAGTTTTCTTATAAGCTTTCATGGCGCAATAAGTTTACTGGGGAAATCATTCCTTTGGTCCTTTCAAGCAATGGTTCAGCAGTGGTGGTGTTTATGTTTACTCCAAAGTAAGAACGTTGCAACTCTTTTACACACTTCTAGGATTACTCTGAGTCCGACTCCTCCTTCTTGGCCTTCTTACGATCCTTGGCCCACGCCTCGCGAACATTGTCGCGACTGGTTTCCTTGAAGTCACTTTCGGAGGCACTTGTAGAGTCCGAGTCAGACTCACGTCCACGCTTAAGCTGAAGCTTGGGCTTAGGGGGCGCCTTGCCCGTCCCAAGGCCTAGCTTGTTGTACTCGCCTCCAGGCGCGTAAGGATTCGTTACCTGCATTGTAGGAACTGAAGGAGTTGTAGGCTTGGCCGAGCTTGATGAGCTTGGAAAGGGGTGGAGTGGCTTTGGCTTCTCATCTTCAGACTCTTCAATGGGCTCCTCATTTGGAGTGCCAGTTGGCTTGATGCCGGCACGGCGCTTCTGCCAGGCATCCTGAGCGGCCTTTGAGCGGCGCTCGTGCTGCTGGCTTTGCTTCTCCTTGAATTGCATGAACTCGCGTTCAAGCTGCTTGAAGGCCTCCTTCTGATTGGAAAGCTCACCCTCAGTTTTGGACTTGGTCTTCTCGGCCTTGCGAAGCTTCTCGGCAAGCTCTTCCACTGCCTCAGTAAGAGACTCCTTCTCGCGGCTTAGAACGCGAACCTTCTTGGTTGCCTCAAGGTCGCCACTTCCCTCCCTGATCTCAGAAAGAGCCGCCTCCATACTCTTCATGCGCTTGCTTAGAGCCTCGACCTGAGAGTATGTAGGAGCCTCCTTATAAGTCTCTTCAGCGAGCTCGGTAACTTCCTTGAGTTTTGTAGTCACTGATTCAATCGTCAGTTCAAGGTTGCGAAAGGAACTGCGTATGGCTACGCTATGGTCCTCGAACTTCTTTGAAAGCCACGAGAGGCTGCTTTCGTTGCCCAAGGTCACAGCAATGGCCTCGGAAACGTCACTGGCAAAGACCTCTTGGATGTGCTCTACAATCTCCTTTATAGAGGCCACATCGGTCTTGAGCGCCTTAATCTTGGTGCCTGGCGAGCCAGGCGAAGTCATGGAAGAGGCGGCCTGGGCCTGGCCAACACGCAGAGGAGAGTTGAAGCCCATGCGGCCACTAGGCGAGGCTAGCTGGAACCCAGCCGAAGGGTGGTCATCAGGAAGACGGGACATTTCACTTAGTGTAGTACTCTGTAGGTTGGTAAGGGGCGAGGTAATCAATACAAGGTAAGCCCACAGTAATGGATTATAGGTAGCGATTTGAAGGGGCAGGCTTACGGTGGGCCGACAGAACGCAAGTGAACAAGTGTCCGTGATCGACACCGCCCATAAGGCTTATAGGGGGTACCGGCTTGCCAGGCCTACTCACACGCCCCCCTACAATGCTCCTAGTAAGGTTCCTCAGGCCTTACTATGTCGAGCTTCCTGTCGGCCCACCTCTGCCATGCCCCTCCTGGAGGGTGGAATGCACTGCTTTTGCGAGGGGAGGGTGCCGTAAAATAGTGAGCACGACATAAGACGCCTACGCCGCCAGGAAGATTTCGCAGCGACAATGAGAAATTTTCGGGCCGAAAATGAAGGATTTTTGGAAAGGAAAAAAAAGCTTATGCAAAACACTTCCGAGATAAGCTAAGGAAACGAACCCTTACTTTCTAAAGCTTACCATTGAAGGGAGTAAAAGTGACTAGGTTATTCTCAAGATCGGAAGTTGTCTTAAGAGAGAGAAGCAACTAGTCAAGACTTTGCTTGATCATCTCTCTCTTAAGCTTACTTCCGAGCGTGAGATTAACCTCGACACTTTTTTTGCCGGTCTAGACCCGGCCACCGACTCCTCGGCTGTCAAAAAAGAAGCGCCCACCTCTATTTCATCAGCTGACTGTGTGTGCACATTTTTTTTGGTCGAGTGGAATGCCGAAGACTCGTACGACTCGCTCAAGCGCTCCTCCTCACACGCACGTTGGATGCCATCTATGTACCGACTTCAGCGGCATGTGTGATCTCCATCCAGAGTGCAAGGAGTGCGTTGCCCTCGGAATGAAGGACGCCTTTACGCTTGCCAACCTTAACAGGGAGGTCAAGAAGGCCGAAGACGTCGCGGCGTACGAGCGTACCAAGGCAACCGACTTCCAGAACATTGTTAAGCGCCAGGCGGTTACTCTGGCCGAGAAAGAGGCGGAGATCCAGCGCCTGCTCAACGTTCAGAAGGGCTTTGAGCGGCAGTTGCGCAAGGACGCTACGCTCCTTGATCGCGCTCGTGAGACGTACTCGGTCCAGTGCGCCGAGACGGCCCGCTGGAAGCAGCACGTGCTGGACCTGAAGAACCAGCTCTCGTCACAGTCTCAGGAAATCGCGGCAATCGTGCGCGACCAACAGATGCTCGACGCGACACAGCAGCGCATCCTTGCCAACACGCTGAATGACCCAGCGCAAGACCTTCTGACATTCTTTCACTCAGTAGGGAATGAGTATGAAGCAAGTGTGTAGGGATATAGTGCATTTCCTACTACTAACTCTGGTAGTACCTCTCCAGTAAGTATATCAGGACCTTACATCGAAGAAGGTGTTAATAATGGCGGAGGTGTGCCAGAATATAACCTTATGTTTGTTGGGGTTCCGTGGGTAAGTACGGATTGAATTCGTTTAAACACAAAATAAAGCCTTCTTTGCAAATGGAGCTTTCAGTCATTGTTCGTCCTATGACGCAGCTGGCCATTGTAGAGCATGCCAGGGCTATCGAGCTTATGAAGCAGAACGAGCTTCACCTCTACATTGAATGCATCCTACCTCAGCTTACCAGGCAGATCTTTGAGGAGGTCATGCGCAGTGTAACGAAGTCCATCACCTTTATTCTCAACACGCCCAGTAAGACGACGTCGGAGGCGACGCTGCACTGGCGGCACCCGGTCATTGCCGGAGTGGGGCCCGGTTTCTTTCAGCTCACGAGTGAAGACATAACCAACGGACTGAGCGGGAACATTGACACCACTGTTCAAGACAAAGTGCGCACGTATCTCCGTGAACGAGGGTGGAAGTGCTGGTGGACAATTGATTCGTTTTGCTTTCAGGACACGCAAGACTTTGACATTGTTGAAAAGGGCATGAAGCTGTTTGCGTGTTACCGCAATGCGGGGGCGGGTGAGGCTCTCTTGACGGACTCGTAGTCAAGGATGTGGCTTTTGGAGTGTAGCGTTGAATGAAAGCATCGGGTAAGACCGGATATGATGTGTTTATAATCTGAATGAAGGAATTCGAACGCGTATGAAAGGCACGTCTGAACACCCTCTGAGTTTCCTTTCGATGCATAGTTTTGAGCAATGCTAAGAAGCTTTTTGGCATCGTTACTAATGGGTATGTCCACAGTAGGCTTACGAAGTTTGAGTGGCTTCAGAAACCTTGATGGGCTGTATGGAGGTAGTAGTCTTTTGTGGAGAGGAGGTCGGTGAGGTGGGGATGGTGGGGGACGTTCCATCAATATCAATGCTCGCGTCCATAGTCCGGCCACAGCATCGACTCCGAATCCTATGATGGTTGATGACGTGGTATAGTTTGTAAAGCAAGCCAAGAGCAAAAATAAACCCAGCAGTAGCACCCCCACTTTGAAGGGTTTGAGTGTCCATTGTAATGGTGACTGATAAAGAAATCTTTAACTTGGTTGACGCTTCGCCATCCCTTTCCGATGGTTCAAAGATTGCCTACAAGAAGCAACTCCAATCTCTTAAAAAGGCTTTAAACGATGACATTAGTAAGATCATTCTTCATCCACTTGGCGTGGAGCTTCTTGACACCGCCTTTGCCACAAAGATCGCCTACACGAATGCAGTCAATTCACTTTTTAAACGGGATAAGGAATTCTCAAACGAGGTTAGTGCGGATACGGGCCTTCTCGATTACGTAGGCGAAGACGTTCGAAAGAAGTGGGCTGATCTCCTAAAGCAACTCCATACCCAGCGCGAAACACTGGTAGATATGAACGTTCGTTCACAGCGTGAAGAGGAGAACTGGGTCTCTACAAAGGAATGGAAGGAAATGGATGAAACCCTAGGTATGACTGAGCGCGGCTCCCAAGCCCAGCTTTTAGTTGCCTTTCATACTCAAATCCCGCCCCCTCGAGGCGGTGACTTGGCTCAGGTGCGTATCTGTAACGATGAGAAGGAATGCCCTGAAGGAAACATTATAATCGTTACTGGATCGAACCCAAGGCTTATTATCCGAGATCATAAGACTCGCCGCAAGTACGGGGCTATCGTTGTTAAGCTTCCGAGCTCGCTTGACCAAGATGTGATTGTATCCCTTGAAGCCCAGCCCCGTGAGTACCTTTTTGTCAACTCTCATAACGAAATGTACCCTACTCGTGATGCCTTTATGACTTGGAAAAGCAACACTTTTAAGCGCCTTTTTCATCGCGACGTTACGACCAACATTGCTCGGCGTGAGTATGCCACTACTGAGGATATGAACGCACCCCTTCACCAATTGAAACGAAGCGCTGAAGCAATGGGCCACTCAATTGAGACCCACCATGCCTATCGAGTTGTTAAACCAAAAGAGGGGGCTGAGGAAGAAGACGCACTCACGGGTGGTGGCTTCTTTTCGGACGTAAAGAAATTTTTTGGACTGGCGGGTACTGAAACGGGCATTCAAACTGTGATCGATCCTCGGGACCTTCAAAAAATGTGCGAGCAAGCTTATGCGCGCTTCAATGGACGGGCACCTCTCAACGTTGGTAAATGGGATCTCATTAGGCAAACTAATGAGGACTTGCTGTATCGTTTTGGTGAGACGTTTGTTGTGGCTGTACGAGGAACTCAAGGGGCTCCTAATGGCCCCGATTGGACTGCGAATCAAACGATCCCATTCAATGGGCTTATAAATACACAGCGCTGCGCGATTGACCTTGCTACGGTGACTGGATGGAAGCGCGAATTTCCGATGGGAATTTGGTATGCCACCGGTCACTCGCTTGGTGGAGCCATCTGCGACGAGTTGCTCCGAGCAGGTCTTGTGACCGAAGCCTATACCTTTAACCCAGCTGTTCAGACTAAGGATTTCAATGGAAAACTAAAGAACCGTCGCGTCTATGCACGTGGAGATCCCTTATATCAACTCTTTGGCCGCTTTACGGTAGGAGCAATCCTTCAACCGGCTGGGTCATTGTCAAAGGAGCTCCTTACTCGCGTGTCCCCGGCTTACTTTGCAGCGAATGCCCTTGATCAACACAACCTTTCAGCCTTCGATTCGAGTGATCTTAATGGAGGGATGGCCCTTAAAGCAGCGTATGATGATTCGTTAAGGAAGCATATGACTCAGGAGGCCGATTGCGTACGCCAGTCCTTCAAATCTCTTACGTCGTACTATAGTTGGCTTGAACCAGCAAACGCAGAGCTTGCCAAGCGCCCAATTTTTGATATTCAGCGAATGAAAGGTGACGATTTCAAGATCTTAATTCAAAGGTGTTTGGACCCAGAAAGACAGAAACGAATCCATAGGTCCAATAACATGGAAGCAACATGGATGTTCTTTCGAGATGCTCAGGAACACAACTTTGGTGGCTTGATAGCAATTCGCAACCCCCTTGATAGAAGTAGCGGGCATACTATGATGTTTGTAAAGGATCCTGTTTCGAATCGGTTGACGGTTTACAGTCCTCAACAAGGCGATCTGAATAGTCCAGCTCCATCCTTTGAAGAAAACGCTAATCGTATTGTGGTATTTGACATGAGGACTAAAAAGAAGGAGGATGGTCTAGGTTTCTTTCTTAAGGCCTTTCGTTACAGAAAACCGGATGGTTCAAAAATAGATGCAGAACATTCCTTTTCAGTACTTATTGGAATTCCAATTGATCAGGCTGCACTCAACTGGCGTCCGCCAGCAGAAAATGATATAGCCTTTGAACCCGGCCAATCATAAATAAGCCTATAAAATGCCCCGAACAAAAGTCACCGAACCGTGGGCTCACTTTTGTGAGCGGGTCGAAGCAGTTGAGATGGGAATTAATACCCATGTATTGTATCGCGAACTAATGCGAAGTCCTAATAGTTCCTTAGCCCAGTATATCATTTACTTACGTAGTGAACTCTGTGTTCATAGGGTCGTTGTTGCGAGACTTGAACGGGAGATGAGGCTAAAAGAGGCCCAAGCAAAAAATGTCTCAAATCAAGGTCAACCCTAGCGTCACGCAAAAGTGGAAACACTTTGTCACCCGAATGGATAATCTCGAGGACCATGCAGACGTAAAGATGCTAGTCAATGAGCTCCGGTTGGCATCCCATGGTTCACTGGTGTTTTACATTATGTCGCTCAAGACTGAGATTGAAGTGCTTACGGTGCTGTTGAAAGAGTTTGAAAAGTCAAATAAAATTCCTGACGATATCGGAAATGCCCCGTGCTAAGTCGACGCCGAAACCACGAAAGCGTACGGTCAGCGAGATTGCTGAGGAATCTATTTTAGAGGGTGGGGATAGTAGTTCATTGGGTTTCAAAGCATTTCAAATTACAGTTTATAGTACACCTGAACACCACTCTTCCTTTGAAAAGCAGGAGCTTCGTGATCCTGATGAGTCGGTTACCTCCGCGGATCCTCGTCCATGGGAAAGCTCAGCGGATCCTGAGGTTCGTAAGAGGGCTATGGAGGCCATGGGAGACTCTACCGATCCAAACCGTTTCTATACGTTCCTTTGCAAATCAGAAGAGGAGTGCAAAGCCGATACGCAGCATCCACAGCGTTCCACTGGATGGCATAATGCTCGCTCTTTTTCCATCACTGGCAGTGACTTTGCTTCAGCCGTCTGTAGGAATCCCTACAAGAGTGGACGAAAGCTTTTGGCCGGTAAAGTTGCGCCTTCAAAGGATATGATAAGCTCAAAGTTTGCACAGTGGGGGGTTGATCACGAGGTTCATGCTGAGGAGGCCTTTACTGCTGTCCTTGAAAAGGAGTGCAAGTCTCCTTTCCATCTGCAGCACCCGCACATGTTTAAACACGTCGACGCCCAGTGGATTGCAGTGTCACCTGACGCTGTCTTGACGCATCACAATGAGGACGGCGAGGTTGTTGTAGACTTGGTTGAGTATAAGGCGCCTGCCTTTTACCGTGATGCTAGGTACTATCCGTATCGTAAGTTTGCTCAGGTTGGAAATGTGCCACCCCATTACTATGATCAAATCCAAGGAACCCTCTGGTTAATGCGAAACTTTGATGTCTTTCCGAATGGTCGCACAGTGCGTGGGTGCTACTTTGTCGTATGGCAGCCCCACGCTCTCTCTGTAATTTACGTACCATTTAAGGAAACCTACGCCAATGAGCTTGCAGACAACCTAAGGAAGTTCTACTTCCAAAAGTTTATCCCAAAGTGCATTGAGGAATTAAAGGAAACCTAACGAAACCTAACGCTGCACTGATGTAACGAAACCTAACGTTGCACTGATGGATCAACTTTATTGTTGGGTGTGAATCCTTCGACGCCAAGCCTCGTTTGCTGATGCATGATTGGAACGGGCTGCCCATGCGGGTGCGGATTTGAATGTTCATGGCCAAGCATGTGACCGAGCTCATGGGAAATTACATACTGGCGGTACCCATTCAAATCTAACTTGGTTCGTTTTACGCCATTGAGATAATTAGTAGCGTTTATCTCAACAAGGCAGTGGCCAGGATGGGAAAGGGAGAGGCCGTATAAGTCAGCCCGATCGGGTACAAGACAAAAGAGAATATCAGGATTTTCATGCTTGAGAACAAAGTCATAGCCCTTTGAAGACCATCCAGCCGGGTCATGAACGTAATGATCGACTTCGTTTCGAAACTTATTTTCTGGGTACGAAACGCCATCTAGTACTGTTGCCCAGAAACTGATTTTCTTGCGGTTTGCCAGATTACATTCATCACGACACTTTGTATGGGAGCCTTTAGTCGCATCCTCATACGTTGTGCTGTCAGAGCTATCCGAACAAACTGACATGATAAGAAATGGATGTTGAAACCTTGCTTGATAGTGTGACAAACGGCACACAGGCAACAGACGTTTTAAGCAATGCTGTAGCAACTCCTTCACTTGCACATTTGAAAGCAGCATCAATTGTTATTTTCTTTATGTTGTGTAGGGATTTGGGTAAATTCGTCATACCACGCATTGTTGACAGGCTCCTCGCATACACCCCATCGGTAAAGACCGAATAACCAGGTCATAGAACTCTATTTTATCTACTTTGTATTGCATAAGCCTTATAATCTACTAACTCCAAATGGTAAGTGAGCGTCTTTCTCGGGTGAAGTTCGCCGATACGATCAGTGGATGTCCTCCGTTTTATGGGGTTGAGCGGGATGACAATCGTATTGAAACTGGTGACTTGCCGCCGCCTGCTTCCGAACTCTACGCTATGAATGTCCCATCAATTCCTGATCGCGATTTTCTTATGCGCTATCCTCAAGGATTGTGGAGTGGCAAGTCAATTGCATCTGATGCAGACTTTCGCCACATTCCTGGTTGGGGTTCTAATATCGAGTTTGTAAAGGGTCAGGATGAAAAGGCACTTCGGCAGCTTGGACAGCAGTTTCAAGTCATGTCGGCCCACATCCCTAGCATTGTTGAGGCTGAGCGGCAGCTTGAAGGAAGGGTAATCTACGAACCCTACACAATGTATGGTCGGCGTGACCAGGGTCGGGAAAAGCGTAGACTGTATGACTTACCGCAGCGTCATGCTGAATTGCTTCAGAGTGGCGTGCCGGATGATGCTCTCAGCCATATGACAACTCGAGTCAATGCTCTTGCCCAGCGCGAGGAACGCTCAAAGCAGCAGCAGGAGACAATTAAAAGTTTTCAGGACCGAAAGAGTGTCATGGTTGGGTCGAATAGGCTTGCATGGCAGACTCCTATCTTTCCTGGCCATCCACTCTTTACAAGGGGCATGCGCCAACGAAAGCAGGTTTCAAAAACTGATTACCTTAACTTGGGCCCTCGCGATGAGGAAAAGATTAAGGCGGCAGTGGCCACTGGATCATACGAAATGCCTGGATCGCACTTTATTCGCTAATGGTTAGTATGATGCACTACACTCAGCATTAACCCAATCTAATTTATTCTCTCCGCCCATTGACAGGTGGGTAGCCGTATGATGGGTCGTGTCCGCCAGGGCGGCCGTAGCAAGAAGTCGCGTTCTATGAAGCGCCGTGGTGGCAATTGGTTTGATGACCTAAAGAGTGGTGTTGAGCGGACGTTTAGGGGCGACCTGGGTCCTGTCCTCAACGAGATTGCAAACCCTGACAGCATCCTTCGTCGTGATGTCCTCAGCCGCCTTGGTGGTAAGCGCAAGGGCCGTAAGGGTCGCTCTGGCCACCGCAAGGGTCGTAAGAGCCACGCGCGTCGTTAGGAATAAGCTTTGCGTTTCACTTTAAAGATTACAGACCACTTCCGCCCGTATACTGTCGAGGGCGCTTGTTCGAATCACTTGACGTTGTGCGACTGCCCATGTACGGGCCCATTGCACTAAGAGTTAGGCCACGGGCGCCACCCACAAGGCGCCGCAACTGAGATGTCGTAACGCCCGTAGCAACACTGGCCGACTCAACATCGGCCATGTTAAGGATCGTCTTGCGCACAGCGCTCTGGCCGCGAACCGTCTCGAAATAGCCCGAATTGACCGCAATAATCGTGAGCTGGTACGATGAGTACGCATCAAAAAAGTGCTGAGAGTTGTCAAGCGTCAGATTCAGCTGGATAGAGAAGTTACCCAGTGTGCCCGGTGCAAGACCCGGGCTGAGCGAGACATCCTGGCCCATGCGCAGCATGAGCGGGCCGCCCGTGAGCTGGGTCGTTGAACGGGGGACAAGCTTATTCTGCCCAGCAACATTGTACAGACCCGTCGTTGCCGGCCAGAGATTCGACGTGCCAGACGAAAGCTCATACGGAACCTTCGAACCGCCCAGATTGTACGAGCCAGACGAAACCGGGCAGACATTACCCTGAAAGCCAGGCGATACAGAAGTAAGCACCGAGATGGTTCCACCTGACCACGAGGTGCCATACGCCAGTGTTGCAGGCAGACTGATCGTACCCGTAACCGGAGCAGGTGAAGTACCCGTAGCAGTTCCCGTAATAGCACCACCAACAATTGCCACCGGTGGCGTTGTGCATGAAAATGTAATAGTACCTGCACCAGTTGACGAAACGATCTGTGTGCCGTTCAAGCTGGAGAGAGAACCACCAAATCCATTAAGGAAAATCGTGGTACCAGCTGCAGGTGCATTTGCGTAGGGATTGTTGTACTGCACACCAGTGAATACGTATGTGTACGCCCCACTAGCAAGTGAGACACTCACAGATCCACTGCTAAATGAAGCAATAACAGTCTGGAAGCCATCACCGCGCAGACTCCTACCACTTGCGGCACCTGAGACAGCAGCGTTCACTGACCCATTTGTGAGGCGCAGACCACTTGCATTTGCATAACCGCGCCAAGTCTGGTAATCCATGTCCAGACCTGCGGCAACACTGCACGTGTAAAGCTCATACTGGGTCATGTTTGAGCAAAGGTTGCTAAAGTTATCAAACGTGACGGCAACGCGCTGCACAGGAACATACGTCTCGTTTTGAAGCTGGCAGCGAGTGCGCGACTTCACATAAACCATGATAAAATCGGGAATAGACGACAGCGTAATGGTCTGACTCTGGATGTTGAGGCTTGCGGCCCGCGGATCCGCAACAAGGTACGTATTGGTATAGCGAGGAAATTCCATGTACGGGACGTTACTAATGAGCGGCAGGCTCACATCAGGACCAGGCGTCAAAAACTGAACGACCATACGAGGATTCTGGAATGCACCGGTCGTGCTGACAATGCCAGCAGGCGGCGTCAGCGATACCGCAGTAAACGCACCAACACAGCCTGTAGTGCGAAGAACGTTACCACCTGAAGGATAATCGCAGTTCGTGCGAACAACACTAAACGGGGCAATCTGAGTCGGCCAACTGCCCTGCTGAATCGCCTGGCAGTTTGGCGACGGCGCCTGGATATTCATGGTAAACTGGATGTTAGTGCACCCATAAAGACCAACATTGCTAAACTCAAGCGCATCCTGGTAAATGAAAGGACTCATCACCATCGGCTCAGCAACATTGTAGAGGAACGAAAGGGTCATTGGAACATTCATAGGCGTCGGCATAATCTGGATACCATTGGGAAGGATCTGACCAAGCAGTTTCGAGATGCAGGTCACAGGCTGGAAAGACAGGGCCGAGTCATTTGACGGGAGACGGTCGCTCGTAATGACAATAGACGCTGGCAAAGAAGCCGATACGGTTGCACGAGACACAAACTGAACGGAGTTATTGTAAGCAAATGCAACACGGCCATACTTGAATGAAATGGCCGAGGTAGTAGCCATATGGTTGACATTCTCAATGGTGTAATATCCGTTCCATGCCGCATAAGACCCAGTCAGCGTGGTGATCGTGAAATGGCTACCCGGAACAAGGCAAGCCTGCTGCTGTTCATTCAGGGCAATTGTAATCGTCGCAGTACCAGTACCAAGACTATCAGGTGTGCCAGCACTGAAACTGGACGGGGTTCCCTGGATAAAGATACCAGCGAGGATACCACCCGGAATCACAATGGGGCGACCATTCATGAAATACACAGGGCACCGCGAGTTCGGATCGAGGTAAGCTCCGACATTGTTAACGTCATCAATAAGACGAGTGCCATCGTTGGGATTGTAAAACGTGATCGGCCATGCACCAGTGGGAGTTTCGCCAACAGCAGGGCGCTGGAAATTAAACGTGCTCATGTTACCATTCTGAGACTGGTAATCATCGAGCGTCCAAGCATACTGATCAAATTTAGAAGGCGTCGTACGAATGCGCTGGGTGTCACGCGTATTCGTCAGCAGAATCTGCTCCTGCAGAGTGTCGCCGTTTGTAGTGACGCTGCAATCGTTAATAGAGCACGTCATGCTATTGCACAGAGACTGCAGCGGAAACGGGCAGAGGTTAAAGTTGGTACCGGGCTGTGCAATCTCATAATAATCACCCTCGGTTCGCGGAAAGGCAGGCTGGGCACCAGATGAGGGAAACGAATTAGCTGGCAGAGTTCGGCGATACATCTCGGTCTCAGGGTTGGCCTGCAGAAGCACGTCGATAGAAGCAGAACCACCAAAGCATGGAGGTGCAGAATAAGATGCCGAAGACGGCGTAAGTGGTAGAGCAGGGCTGTATGCACCATCCTTAGGATCGCATGGAAGCGTCGGAAACACGAGGGACTGAAGAAATACACCGGACTCCCACACAATCTTACGATCAACGAACACGTTCAGCGAAGGAACGAGAATCTGGTAGGTGTGCTGCGAGTTGCTCGCCGCAAGAGCGTTGAACGGCGCAGTGGAAACACTAAGGGCGCCCTTTTGCACGCCATAGACAGGCGGCGTCTGGATAAGACGCGCATCATAGATAGCTCTGTGAAGAAAGGAACGTTGCAAAGGTTAGTATACATAAGTGATTACCTAGGCGATCTGCCTAACAATTCGCGGGTTCCACAATCACATTAAGTGTACTTACACCTTCTCAATAGAAGCCATTCTATAGTTTTTGCTAAAGCAATTGTTTTACACCTATCTCAATCTCGGAAGTGGTGTAAGTATAGAGCCCCCGTCCTCCGCCGCCCCTCCCTCTCTTAAGCCCACTTCCGAGGATGAGCGTATGTTTAGTCCGATGGAAT